GGACACCACGGGGGTTTTTTACGGAAACCAAAAATGCCACGGAGGGCTTGCCCCGTGCTGACTAACGGGGCGATGGCCCAAGCCCTGGGCATCTCGGCGCAACGCGTCGGTCAGTTGAAAAGGGAAGGTATGCCGATGGAAACGGTTGAGGCGGCGCTTGCGTGGCGGGAAGCCCGGGACACGTCGCGGCGCACGGCGCCCGTCGTCGAGCTCGAGACGCTAACCGACCTTTCCCTTGAGGCGAACATCGCCACGCACAAGGCACGCGTCGAGCACGCCGGTGAGATTTGGGACGCGGCGATGCGTGGCGGGGACGTCAATCAATCCAAGTTCCAGAGCCAGTATAACGCCGCCTTCAAAACCCTGATCGACCTCGAGGCCGAACTTGAGCGGCGCCGCGTGGCGAACGCCGAGTTCATCTCCGCTAAGGAGGCGACGGCGGCGATGCGTGACCTGATGGCGGAGGTCGTCAACCGCCTGGACAAGTTGGCGCTAGATTGCGCGGAGGGTTGCAACCCCGAGACGCCCGCGAAGGCGGTCAAGGTTCTGGAGGCTTGGGTTCGCAAGACGCGGGAGGACTTGAGCCGTGCGGCGGGCTGATCTGGTCGGACTCGGTCGGGACGTGCTCAGGCCGTCGAGCGAGGGCGACGTGGTCACATGGCTGGAGGCGAACGTTCGGGCCATCCCCGACTCGCCGATGCCCGGGCCGTTTAGGGCTGACCGAACGCCGTGGGTACGGGACGCGCTCAGGATTGCGGCCGACCCAGAGGTGCAACTGCTGACCGTCCTCGCGAGCATCCAGTCCGGCAAATCCCTGTTCGCCCGTCTGTTCGCCTGTTGGATTGCCGAGCACGCTCCCGGCCCGACGCTGTTGCTCCAGGCTACAGACCCCGAGGCGAAGGACTTCGCCCTGCGTTACCTTCGGCCCGTGTTCAAGAATTGCCCGCCTGTGCTGGCCCGCATGAAGGAGGACGACATGGAGCGCTCGACGACAATCGACTTCGACCGCTTCCCTCTGTACTGCCGCGGGGCGTGGAACGAGGCGAACCTTCAGCGCCTGTCCATCCGCTACATCATCGGCGACGAGTGCTGGCTGTGGCCGCCCGGGCATTTGCAGGAGGCGAGCGCACGAGTGACGGCGTTCGGCTGGATGGGGAAGCGAGTGTTCATGACGCAGGGCGGGACGCTTGGCGGCAAGGGTGGCGAGTTCCATGCGTTGCACGAGACGACCGACCAACGAGATTGGAACTTTCGCTGCCCGAAGTGCGACCACCTTCAGCCTTGGCTGTGGGAGTTCATCCGCTTCCCCGAGGAGGCGAAGGCCAGCGGGACGTGGGACTTGAACGCCGTGGCCGACGGCACGAAATACGAATGCGCTGGCTGTCATACAATGCTCGACGACAACGCCGGGACGCGAACCGAGGCGAACGCCCGCGGCGAGTTTGTGGCTACAAACCCGATGGCCTACCACGGCAAGGTCGGCCTGCATTGGAACAGCCTAGCGACGATGTCCTGGGGCGAGTTGGGCGTGATGATGCTGAAGGCCAAGGAGGCGGCGGACGTCTACGGCGACAACGAGCCTCGGCGCATCTTCAAGCAGAAGCGGCTGGCGATGGCATGGCAGGAGGAGGGCGGCGAGATCGTGGCGGACGCATCGGCCAGCGAGTACAACCTCGGCGACGCGTGGGAGGCGGAGGCCTACATCACCGGCAAGGGCAAGGTGGTCGAAGCGAAGGAAGCGCCGAACGGCAGCATCCCGTTCCGCACGATGGGCGTCGACGTCCAGCGTGGTCACTTCTGGGTGGTCATCCGCAGCTGGGCGAAGTCCGGGCACAGCCGCCTCTATGCGTTCGGCAAGGTCGAGACGTGGGGCGGCGTCGAGGAGATGGCCCGCAAGGCCGCTGTTCACAAGGCGATGGTCTTCGTCGACGCGGGCGACCAGACCTCAATGGTCTACGCCGAGACGGCGCGGCGTGGGTGGAAGTGTGCCCGAGGTTCGGGCAACGAGGACTTCGCGGTCACAGATCGGGACGGGAAAACGACTCGCCGTTTTTATTCAGAGAAACAGCGCATCCAAGTCCCGGGCCTTCAGGGTCAGCCCGCCGTGCTCGTGTCCTGGTCAAACCTACAGGGTAAGGATTTACTCCACGGCATGAGGGTCAAACGGCTGCACAGTTTCCCCCGCAACGCCGACCCGTTTTATATCGAGATGATGGCGGCGGAGGTTCGCGTGAAGGACAAGCGGACGGGCAAGCCGATGTGGATACTCCCGCAGGGCAAGAAGGATAACCATGCGTGGGACTGCGAACTTCTCTGCCTTCTAGGGGCCGTGCGGTGGGGCATCGGAAGTCGCGGGGAGTCCGGGCCGACGGAGGCCGTGGATGCCGCTTGACGCAAGGTTGTCTGGTGCTTGTGTGTTCATAGGCCGCTGACTCGGGACTTGCGCGTGGGGCGTGGGTTGGAACAACCGGGTCAGCGGCTCCCCGTTGCCTTGCCATGCAGTATCAAATGGCATCTGGCATCTTCATCGGCCTGACCGAGGACGAACTTCTGGCGATCAAGGCGCAGGCTTTGGCCGATATCACCTCGGGCAAGGTGCTGACGAGCTACTCGGATAGCGGCTCGTCGGCCTCTAAGGCCGTTACCATGCCAGCGAAGGAGCGTCTGTCGGAGGCCATGTTTGCCCTTAGCCGCCTTGACCCGCAGACCTACGGCGTGCGGAAGACGATTGTCTCTACCAATTGGAACAACCCAATTGACGAATAACTCTATGCCCCCCAGGAAAACGACTCCCCGCAAAAAGAAGGAAGTGACCGCCGACAAGCCGGCCGGACTTCCTACGCCTCAAGCCTCCTTCGGTGGTTGGCAGAGCGTCGGGCAGACCCGCCTCCGCCGCGGCATTTACAACGGCCCGGCCCAGGACTTGCGCCGGGACATGAAGCCGAGCGACCGCCTGACGATGGTCAAGCGCTGCCGCTGGGCCGAGCGCAACAGCGGCCTGTTTAAGCAGATCCTGAACGACCTCGTCCTGTACACCGTGGGCGACGGCATCAAGCCCCAGTCCCACGCGACCGACCCGGCGCTGGCCGACCGCTACGAGGAGTATTTCGCGGAGAAGTCCAAGCGCATCGACATCACGAACCGCTTCTCCTTCGCTCAGGTTCAGCAAATCCTGATGCGGGCGATGGCCCGGGACGGCGACTCGTTCGCCGCCAAGGTGCGGAACGGTCTCGGCGACCCGAAGTTGCAGTTGATTGAGGCCCACCGCGTGGGCGACCCGATGGACGTGCCGCCTCCCGAGGGTATGCATGACGGCTGCATCTTCGGCGAATACGGCGAATTGATTGCCTTCAACGTCTACCGTTCGGACGGCTCGAACCGCCAGATCCTGGCGCAGTCAATGATGCACGTCGTCGACCACGAGTATGCCTCCGGCGCCCGTGGCGTGCCGCTGCTCCAGCATTCCATCAACTCCATCCAAGACGAGATGGACATCCTCGAACTCGAGAAGTTGGCGGTCAAGGACAACGCCGACGTGACCCGTGTCATCAAGAAGACTGGCGGCTTCATCGACGGCGACATGGCCTCTGAGCTCGGGGCCGGTACGTCCTACGAGAACATCGCCGCCCGCATGGGTGGCAAGTTGCTGGCCCTTGAGCCCGGGGAGGAGTTCCAGTCCTTCACCTCGAACCGACCGAGCCCGACCTTCACTGGCTTCCTCGCGGCGCTGGAGCGGGACATCAGCCAGGGCGTCCTGCCTTACGAGTTCGTCAACGACCCTTCCAAGATTGGCGGGGCCTCCGTCCGCCTGATCACGGCGAAGGCTGGCCGAGTGTTCGGCAAGTACCAGCAAATCCTCATCGAGCAACTTTGCCAGCCGACTTGGGGCTACATCATCGGGCAGGGCATCGCCAACGGTGACCTCCCCGACGACCCGACTTGGGCGACCGTGTCCTGGACGACCCCGAAGAGCGTGACGGTCGACGGTGGCCGCGACGCTACGAACGACCGGGCCGACGTCGAGATGGGCCTGCTGTCCATGTCGGAACTCTACGCCCAGCGCGGCCTCGACTTCCGTACCGAGATGAAGAAGCGGGCCGCCGACATGGTTCACATCCAGAACCTCGCCGCCGAGTACGGCATTCCCTTCGAGCTTCTTTTCCGTCCGACCAACACCCCGCTCGGCACAGTCTACAACGTCGAGAAGGAGGAGGCCGCCGAAGGCCCCGAGATGGAAGACGAACCGGCCTCCGAAGAGGAGCCCGAGAGCGAAGACGAAACCAATTCCTAAACCATGCGCTTCCTCATCAACGGACTCAAGGGCCGCGAGCCCCTGCTCATCGACCCCTCCAAGGCCAGCGACCACGCTGCCCTGGCTGAGAAGTTCGGCTTCACCGATATGCTGGCGCAGTTGTTCGGCGCCGCCCCCGAGCCCTATGTGCTCGAGAACGGGACGGGCGTCATCCCTGTCGTCGGCGTGATCGGCAAGGGCCTGAGCCCGCTCGAGAAGATGATGGGCTCCTCCGACGTCGACGCGGTCTCCGAGGCCATCGACAAGATGGTGGCGAACCCTGGCGTCCAGCGCATCGCCTTCCACATCTCCAGCCCTGGCGGAACGGTCACGGGCGTTGAGGAACTGGCCAACAAAATCCGCGGCCTGAAGGTTCCGACGATGGCCTACTCCGACAGCGAGATGGCTTCCGCCGCCTACTGGATTGGGTCGGCTGCCGACCGCGTCCTCGCGGCCCCGTCCGCCACCGTTGGCTCCATTGGCGTCTACATGGCCATCCCTGACTTCTCCAAGGCCGCCGAGATGCAGGGCATCAAGATGGTCGTCATCAAGTCCGGCAAGTTCAAGGGCGCTGGCATCGAGGGCACGTCCCTCTCCGCCGATCAGGTCGAGAACCTTCAGGCCTCGGTCGACGGCATTCACGCCGACTTCAAGGCAGCCGTGCAAATGAAGCGCAAGATGGTCAAGGCCGAGACGATGGAGGGCCAGACCTTCAACGGGAAGCAAGCCGCCCAGGCTGGTCTCGTGACCGGGCTGGCCGACTCCTTCAACGCCGCCTTGGCGACCTTCTAGGTTGCCACCTTCCGCAAATCCAAATGACCATCGAAGAGCAGCTTCACGAAGCCCTTGCCGCCAGCGTCTCCCTCGCCGTCGAGCGTGACGACCTCCGCGCCACCGTTGAAAAGTTGACCGTTGGCACCGCCGACGAACTGACCGCCGCCAAGGCTGACATCGCCGCCAAGGAAGTCCGCCTGGGCGAACTGACCGTTGCGGTCGATGGTCTCTCAGCCGAGGTCGTCGCCCTCAAGGCTGCCCTCGCCGCCTTCGAGGCCGAGAAGGTCACCGCCTCCAAGGAGGCCGCCAAGATCGCCGCGAGCGTCGGCGTGTCCCCTGTCCAAATGTCCCCCGCTGACAACTCCAAGGCCGAGCCCGAGGCCGTCGACCACGTCGCCGCCTTCCTCGCCATGCCGGTCGGCTCCAAGGAGCGCGGCGAGTACTTCGTCGCCCACAAGGCCGCCATCGTCCGCGGCATCTTCTAATTTTCCCTAATCCCTAATCATTCCTAACCATGGCTAACTCCATCACCGCCGCTCCCGCCGTCCTCGCCGAAGGCGTCATCGGCTCCCTCAAGAACAAGCTGCCCGTCCTCTCGGGCATCTCGACCGTCTTCTCGTCCCGCCCGGGCGTGAACGGCCTCTCCATCCAGGTGCCCCTCATCGGCACCTCCACCGCGACCACGTTCGGCGCCTCTGGCTACCTGACGCAGGACGACGCGACCGTCACCTCGGCCACCGTCACCCTCGTTCACTACAAGGTCTCGAGCCGCTTCAGCCCGTCGAACCTCAAGGAGTACGGCGCCCAGTTCTTCGTGAACAACTTCGTGCAGACCGCCTCCATCGCCCTCGCCCAGAAGGTCATGGACGTCATCAACGCTCAGGTCACGAACGCCAACTACTCCACCTCCTCGACCTCCGGCGCTGACCTGTCCTACGCCGAGCTCGTGGCCGTGCAGAAGACCCTCGACGACGCGAAGGCCCCCGGCCCCCGCTACGCCGTGCTGAACAGCACCTACGTCTCCGACCTCCGCAAGGACACCACGATCGTCGGCAACAACGTCCTCGGCGCGAACATCATCCGCGACGGCGACCTCGGCGTTATCGCCGGTGCCCGCGTCTACCAGTTCGCGAACCTCGCTGCCAACTCCGAGAACTTGGCCGGCTGGGTCGCGGGCCCCGATGCCATCGCGTTTGCCTCGGCCCTCCCCGAGACCGAAATCCCGGGCTGGGAAGTTGCCAACGCCATCGACCCGGAGACGGGCCTCGGCGTTCAGGTCATCATGGGCCAGGAGCAGTCCGGTTACATGAACGTCACCGCGACCCTGCTCGCCGGTGCCGCCGTGGGCCGCGCGACCTCCCTCGTCCGCCTCAAGACCGCCTAATAGCGGCCTAGGGTTCAAACAGGGGCTCCCTTCGGGGGGCCCTTTTTTTGTGCCGCTTTGCCAAGGCTCGCAAGGATGTGAGCCTCTACTCTGAGTTCCTGCCCGACGCCAAGGAGATCCTCGCCGACCTAGGGGTGGCGGGCTCGTGCAACAATGGGGCCATCACGTTCGTCTGTATGCTGTCTGACCCGGCGATGACTCAGGTCTTCGAGGCTGGGGGCTTTTGTGAGCGAACCCAGCACACCGTCCGCCTTGCGGCTGCAACGGCCTCCTGGAGCCTCCCAGACGGGTCTAATGGGGCATCTGCGGCGGTCATCAGCGGCGGGGCCCCCATTGCCTCCCTCGCCATCGGCAAGAAGATTGTCGCCGGGGGCAAAGACCTCCGCATCACCGGGCAGACCTACAAGCCCGCGTCGGCTTGGATCACGCTGGTCGTCATCGACGACAACCAGTAAAGCATGGGCCTAGTCCGTTCCAGTAAGGACAATTTCGCCGGGGCCCTGATTGATTACATGGTCGGGATGCGTATCTCGATGGAGGACGCCGCCAACGTGGGTTCCTCGCGGCTAGCCATCGCGGCGCTTGAATTGACCCCTCCCCTGGTCGAGGGTGGCGGAGGGGGCCTGACCAAGGGGGCGAAAGACGCAGGCTTCAATGCTGTGTCTCGAGACATCAAGAGCCTGTTCGTGAGCAAGGATAACACCAAGGCAACCGCAGTAGGCCTGTCCCTCAACTCCCTGCGCTACGCGGTCAAGTCAAACGACCAAGGGGCATTTGAGCGCATCCGCAAGCGGGCGACCTTGCAGAAGACAAACCTCCTCAACACGACGGCCATGAAGATCATCAAGGACGGCGACCCAGTCCGCGCTTTTGGCAAGGCTAAGAACCTGTTTAGCAAATCGAACCCGGTGACCTCAATGGGTTTCCAGGACGTCATCAGCGACATCAGGGCCGAGCATATCAAGCGCCGCCACATCGACCGCCAAGGCCGCGTCAAGGTCTGGCGGAACACCGGCTCTTATCTAGGGAAGCACGTCGTTGAGAATAAATCTATCATAGACGAATACATCAAACTGACGCAGGGCCACGTCGGAATGCTGAAGTCCGGCTGGTACGAGGTTCTTACTCGCCTCCCCAAGCTGAGGAATAAAGCCCTGTACAAGAACAAGGATGTGCCCGTCTGGATTAAGCGCCACGCCGGGAACGGGTACGTCACCGTTTTCAAGAACGCCCAGGGCGTGAACATGATCATCGGAAACCGCATCGGCGACAACGACAACCAAGCGAGCAAGAACAGGGTGCACGACGTGGCAAGGTCGCTCGCCATGGCCCGCCTGATGGCCGACCTCGAGCAGTTCCAAGCGCGCCAAGCACGCAAGTTCAACGGCTCCTAAACTTTATGGGTACCAAATCCATCCGCCACATCGTCGAGGCCGCGGTCGCCTCGCACCTCGCAGCCGAGTCCGGCCTGACGGGGGTCAACATCTACACGGGGGACGACGGCGACATCAACGTCCTCCCGAAGGCCATCGTCTTGTGCGACTCTGCCCGGACGCCCGCCGACCTCCCCGAGGGGGCTGGGAACTACGATTGCTCCGTCCGCGTCACGATCTTCTCGAACGCCGACGATACGACCTTGGCCGACCACCGGGCCCGATGCGCCGCCCTGGCTGGGTCGATGCAAGACCTGACGGGCCTGAAGGCGGTCTTCGTGGCCTCGGGCGATGCGACCCTCTACGACGTCACCCCGAACAGCGAGGACGAGGGCAAGGACGAGCGCAGTTATGCGACGGCCTTCACGTTCGGCCTGTTGGCTGTCCTGGCGCCGTAAGGTTGCCCCCGCCCGCAAAGACAAATGGCCGCCGTCGCTCAAGGAACCGCCTGCACCTACGGGGTTGCTGGCACCGTCACGAACCTGTTTGTCCAGTCCTACACCTGTTCCGCCTCGTTCAATAACGAGAACATGGTGCAGGATGAGGCCGGCCTGACGAAGACCATGCGTTACGACGACCGCAAGACGGAGTTGAGCGTCGAGGGCGTGGTCAAGTCGACTCTTGCTGGCCCGGCGCTTGGTGCGACCCTCACCTTCACGGTGGCGGCCTCGTCTGCTTTCCCGGCCGGGTCGGCTAGCAACACCTTTACGGGCGTGATCACGAAGGTCGAGGAGAGGGGTTCGAACAAGGACTTCGTCAAGTACTCGGTCACCGCGGTCGACTTCGAAGGCGTCACGCCCTCCGCCTAATTGACGCGAGCCCTGCAAGGGCTTTGACTCGACCCCGTGGATAATAGATTTCTGCGGGCGTTCTCAGACCCGTCCTCCCGGGTGTTTTTCGGGAAGCGGGTCTTTCCTTTTTGCCTGAAGTTCCGGGTTCGGCTGCTGGCCATCGAGTCGCCCCTGGTCAAGGTCGGGCGGAACGTCACCCCTGCCGACCTGATGATGGCCGTAAAGGTATGCGCCGAGGAGGGCGGGCTGGAGTTCGGCTTTTGGGAGCAGGCCCGCATCCGTGAGCTCGAGTACCGCCCAGAGAAGTTCGCCAGAGAGGTGGCCCGGTTCGTGGAGTACTGCCACCTCGAGGTATGGCCTAAGTACTGGCAAGGACCGAAGACGAGCGACTCGGCCGACGGGGTCGGCTGTCCTTGGCCGCTGATGATCGTGACGAACCTCATCGCCAACGGGGTCGAGGAGTCCCGGGCGTGGGAGATGCCTGAGGCCCAAGCCATCTGGCTGTCGACGGCCTTCGCGATGCGAGGCGGGGCGAAGGTCAACCTCCTTACGACTGAGGAGGAGGAGTTCATGGAGAGCGTGCGCCGTGGGGAGTTGCCTCCCCAGCAAGGTTAAACGATGGGACGCAAACTAGAATGGGAACTGTCGGGCAAGTCCGACGTGCCTCAGAAGATGGCTCAGGCCAAGGCTTCTATGGAGGGCCTTGAGGGTGCCGCCAACGCCCTGTCAAAGAAGTTCAAGGAGGCCTTCAAGGACATCGCCGTCGGTTTTCTCGCCCCGATGGTTCTAGTACAGAAGGCGATTGGCTTTATTGCCGATAAGATTGCCGAAGCCAAGCAGGCCTCCGAGGAGGCTAGGGCTTTTGCCAAAGAGGAAGAAAGCAAACCTTACATGAGGACAGGTGGTCGTGAGGCCTTGCTCCAGTCTGAAGAACGCAAAAACGAGGAGAGGCGCAAGGCCAAGGCAAAACTTGGCGAGGTTGAGGGCTATCAGTCTTTCCTGCTGGAAGACCCACGCGGAAAGAAACTGCTAGATGAACAGTCCAGCGCCTTCTCTAGGATTGCCTCGAAGTTTCTACCGGGCTTGCCCTTCGGCAAGGAAGACCAACTTAAGCAAGATTTCATCGCCAAACAGACGGCCCAGAACCCGAGCGTCCAGGCTATGATTGACTCCATCCTCGCCGCTGATGCAGCCGCACGAGCCAAGACAGCCGAGACAACCGACAAGGCTGCCAAGGACGCCGCGGTCAAGGGTGGCCTTCCTGAGGTAGGCTCCAACGTCGTCGGCGTCGGCATGAGCCCGCAGCTCGACGCGCTGAACCGCCAGATCACCATCCAGGAGGACATGGCCAATTCCCTCCGTGAACTCATCGAGCGCGACCAAGCGCAGACCGGGTTTAAGACCGAAAAGTTCTGGCCCAGCGCCAACCGCCCACCCGCTCGCTAATTTATGGCTAAAGTATCAAAGGGTGACCCCCTGACTAGTCCGGTTCTTCAGCCCGGTTATTCCATTGAGAATGACGGATACGGCCTGCTGACGTGTAAGGCGACCTACAAGTGCGATGAAGGAAAGGCCAAGAGTGCCTTTTCTCGCGGCGATGCCTTCTCCAAGGACTCCCGCCTAAAGTGCCACAAGGTGAGCGTTGCCTACGGCCCGCTCGGAGTGGCGACCATCACCGTCGATTATTGCGGCATCGAGAACGGGGACTGGACGGAGCCCAACGTCAGCGGGTCGTCCACGCTGAGCGCCGAGCCTATCACATCGCACCCTAACTTTTTCGTCCCCTTCTCCAAGCGCGGGATTGCTGGGCCTGGGCCATATACTGCCACGGCATCTCCTGACGGAACAAACAAGCCGGCCTTCCTCGGAGCGAACGGCGCCATCTTCGGGAATGACGGCGTTCCACCCAACAAGCCTCTATTCCTTGGCTTCTTTGGGACTCAGACCGATGAGGAAAAGAAACTCTATAAGCGCACCTCTTACCTCTCCCCGGTGTCGTCCTTCAACGGGGTACTCTATACCACCAAGGCCGCCAACGTCGTCACGATCCGCAAGTACGTCGGCTCATCCTTCAGCGGGCGGGCTCCTTACGGCTACCGGTTCCTGCTGCCTGCCTACCTTGGGGACAATTTCGAAGCCAAGGACGAGACCGACCAGTTGCTTCTCTCCAGCGTGAACTTCGAGGACTACGGGATGCTCTACAAAATCAGTTACGAAATCCGCTTCAACCGCGAGGGTTATTCCAGGGAAGTCTACCAGTCCGTAAGCATTGTAGCCGGATGAACCTACAACCTGGCGTCGGATATACCTTCTCGGGCACCACATCGTCGGCGACGTTGGTCATCGACGAGCCGTGGGTATACCTGCCACCGCCCCACCCGTTTCAGGTCTTCTGCTCGAAGGTCGGTTCGTCCTACATCGTGCGCGTCGTCCCTGGCACGATTAACAACATCGAGCCTAAGATGGGTTCGCCGGCCACGCAGCTCTCGGCCGTCCCTGCGCCGACGATGGACATCGGGTCGTCGATGTCTCCGCAGACTGTGTACATCTATCTGCAAATGCCTGTCGGGGCCTCGGGGACTCCGCCGCCCTTCCCTGAGAACCCGATCATCATCCACGACACGGCTCCGCAGACCAGCGACGACAACACGGCATATCTCCTGCTGGCCTCCGTCGATAACTCCACCGGGGCGGTCAGCCAGTACGTCAGCGGAAGCCAATGGGGCGAGCGCTACAAGTGCGGGACTAATGATGCGGTCTATTACTACGGGCTGGTCTGATGAGCGTCATGTACCAGAGGCACCAAGCCGGGCTCCTTTGTGCGCTTGGTGACGGAAACCTAATCGCTCCTTACTTCCCTGGACAGTTTATCAGAACCCCAGCAGGCGCGGCTAGCGGGGGAAACTATGAAGCCTATGCAAACTATCCTGCCACGACGCCCGACCCAATCGTCAAGGTCATCAGAAGGTTGAACGACTGGCCCGGGCCTGTTGTTCAGGTTTCCACGAGCGCCGCCAGGTACACGGGAAACGGATCGGTGACAGTCGGTTCACCCCCTTCCCCCATCAGCGGAAGCCCTTTTACCTACAGCGGCCCAGCCTCTGCTGATAATATCTTCCCACGATGGACATCGGAAACCTCTTGGGACTTCAACGCCTTCCCTGCCAGCGCTGCATTCACCGCCCAAGGCATCACCGCGGGCGGCATCTTTTTTCCGTCTGGGCCTATTTCTTCAGGCCCTGCTTCCTTTGCTGTGTCTTTCGATACTGGAGTCTTGCCCAATGACATCTCCGTCGGCGGCGACTCGTCCTATGACCAAGAGGCGGAGTTCGATGTGATAGGTGATGCTGACGAGGTATGTTGCTGGAATGAGGGTACGGAAATCGAGCTGAACCTCGAGATCTGGCAAATCGACTTCACGGCGACGGCACAGGTTGGCAATGCGGGCTACTTTGACATCACGACGGGAACGGCTTCGTTTTCTAGTACCCTAACCCAGACCGTGACCATTGACGCGGCATGGGGCCCTGGCCATGTTGCCCACACCTTCACCATCCCCAAGGTCGTCGGGCACTTCACGTTCGTTAACGACTTCTACGTCTCCTCGGTCACGGCCCCGTAAGTTGCCCTCGGGGCAAGGTTAAAGCCGATGGCCCTTTACACGAATTACAGCCTGTTCATCGACGTAGAGAACGGGGTCGCCTCAAAATCCTTCCAAGACGTCAGCCAGTTGATTGGCCCGGCCTTCTTCAAGGGCGACCAGTCCGTCCTGAACGTCTACTTCGTGAAGCCTAATAACTACGGCTCGGCGCCTTACGAGGAGGTCGTCATCAGCGGCCTCGCCTCGGTCAACGTGGCGATCGGCACGGCCTCCGCCGTCGCCACCTCGACCTCCGGCCTGACGGCCCTGAGCGCCGCGGCTGTCACCAAGTCCACCGTCGTGGCCTACTCCTCTGGCGTTAACCAGATTGACCGCATCACCATCTCCCCGAAGCCGAAGGACGGCACATTCTCCCTGCTTTACAACTCCATCACCATCGGCCCGGTCTCGGTCTTCGCTACTGCTGCTGAACTCGAGACGGCCCTCGACCTGAACGCCTCCCTGACCGACAAGGTGACGGTCAACAAGGTCGGCGACTTCACTTGGGACATTACCTATGACTCGACGCTGGCTCCGCCCCTTACGCTGACGGCCTCGGGCTCTGGCATCATCTCCTTCACGGGCTACTCGGTCACCCTGGACATGACCACGGCGGGCGTGACCACCCTCCTGGGTTCGGCCTCCTCGGCCGAGGCTACGCTGGAAATCTCGACGACCCAGACGACCGGGTCGTACGTCCAGACCGCGGCCCAAATCCCCTGCACCGTCTACGAGGACATCCTTTGATGAGCACCACCGTTACCTTCAAGCGCGGCACGACCTACTCGGCGACCGTCACCTACACCCCGGCGGTCGGTGGCCCAGCGAACCTACTGACGACCACCGTGACCAGCGATATCATCGACTCTGGCGGCACGGTCTACCCCTGCACGATCACGATGGCGGTCAACGGCCTGTCCTTCGTGGCCTCCCTGCCTGCCTCGACGACCGAGGGCTTCAGCCTGGGCAACGCCCGCAGCGACATCAAGTTCGTCTACGGCGGCACGACCTTCTTCTCCGACACCTTCCGCCTGTCCGTCATCGACCAAGTCACGGCCTAACCGATGTCCTCCATCTCCGTCTCCTCGCTGGTGCTTGGCTCGCTGACCGTGGAGGTCGACGGGGCCGACGCCTCCCTTGCGCTCTCCGTCCTCGGCACGGCACCGGCCAGCCTTACCATCGAGCTCGGCACGCCGGGCCCGAGCGGCGTCCTCTACGCGACTGCCCCGCTTACCTACGACGGGTCTACCTGGACTGTTGGGATGGACACATCCTATTTCCTGCGCTCGCCTGCGGTGGCGGCTACGGACGGCCAGATCCCTGCGTGGGACGCGGCGACTTCCCGCTCGGTCTGGATTGATAACTCTGCCCGCACCTTGTTCCTCGTTGGCGTGAACAAGACCGGGGCGACCATCCCCAAGGGTGCGGTGGTCTACGTCAGCGGCGGGCAAGGTGCGACCCCCATCATCTCCCTTGCGCAGGCCAACGCGGAGGCGACGAGCGCCCGCACCATCGGCATCACTTCGGCGGCCATCGCGAATAACGCCCAGGGCAACGTGGTGGTGGCCGGCCTTGCGACGAAGCTCGACACGTCGGCCTACCCCGAAGGCCAGACCCTTTACCTCTCCCCGACGACCCCGGGCGGGTATGTGACCAGCCTCCCGACCCAGCCTTACCACGGGGTGGTCATCGGTTACGTCACGCGCTCGAACAACAGCAACGGGGTCATCGAGGTGCACATCCAGAACTATCAGGAACTGCAGGAACTGTCCGACGTCCTGATCACGGCGAAGACGAACGGCGACCTATTGACCTACAACTCGGCGTCGGGCGTCTGGGTCAACTCTAGCGTGGCCACCCTTGGCCTGCTGACGACTAGCGCAGCGGCGGCGACCTACCAGACCTTGGCGGGCATGAGCGCCTACCAGACTGTAGCGGCGATGTCGGCCTACCTGACCACGGCGAACGCGGCGAGCATCTACCAGACGCAGGCTGCCATGTCGGCCTACCTCACGACCTCGACGGCCAGCGCCACGTACCAGACCCTGGCCGGCATGTCGGCCTACCTGACCACCGCCTCGGCCAGCGCGACCTACTACCCCCTGACCAACCCCTCGGGCTACATCACGTCGTCGGCGTTGTCGGGATACCTGACGACCAGCGCGGCCAGCGCAACCTATTACCCCCTCACCAATCCTTCGGGCTACATCACGTCGTCGGCTTTGGCCGGCTACGCAACGGAGGCTTGGGTAACTTCCCAGGGCTACCTGACCACGGCCCCCGTGACCTCGGTGGCCGGCAAGACGGGAGCGGTGACGCTGACCACCTCCGACATCTCGGGGCTCGGCACGATGGCGACGGCCACGGCCACGGACTATCTCGCCAAAGCGGACAACCTTGCGGGACTGGCCAACACCGGGACGGCCCGCACCAACTTGGGCTTGGGCACGGCGGCCGTTGAGCCCGCCTCTAAGCTCGTCCCCGCTGGCGGGACTACGGGCCAAGCCCTGGTTAAACTGTCCAACGCTGATTGGGACGACGGCTGGGCCACGATTGGCGGCGGCGGTGGTGGTGGCGTGGACATCCAGACCTTCGGATCGTCGACGACCTCTGGCTCGTTCACTTGGACGAAGCCCGCGAACGCCAAGTTTGTGGACGTCTATATGTGGGGCGGCGGCGGTGGTGGTGGATCTGGGGCCTGCAATCTTACGTCCGGCGGTCGTTCGGGTGGCGGTGGAGGTGCCGGTGGAACCTTCTACCATGTTCGCTTGCCTGCGGTTATTTTGAACGCGACGGAGACAGTAGTGGTCGGCGCGGGTGGCAACGGGGGAGCGGGCGTAACCACGACGACGGGCAACCCTGGCATCGCTGGCGGCGAGTCGAACTTCAAGAGCTGGAAGGCCCCGGGCGGAACCAACGGAAATGGTGGCACTACCACGAGCGCCATCGGCGGCTCAACTAAGCAGAGTTACGTCTTCATCAATTCTACGACGGCGGGCCAAGGTGGCCAAGGCAACACCTCGACGGGAACGGGGGCCACGCCTCAAACCTCCATCCATTGGATCCCTACAGGCGGCGGTGGCGGGGCCGGAAACAGCAACACCATAGTTTCGCCGATGGCAGGTGGCTCGGGCGGGCTGATGTCCACGGCCCTCAACAACGCTGGCCTTCTCGCCACGATCAGCGGCGGGGCTGGAGGCACGACTGCCTTCGTCCCCCCGACTGTCGGCGTCAGCGCATCGAACTCCCTTCAGGGTGGCACGGGCGGCGGAGGCGGCTTTTACAGAACGGCCGTTGCTGGCTGTGCTGGGGCTGCAGGTGGATGGCCCGGCGGCGGTGCTGGGGGTGGCTCGGGAAGCGACTCTACCTTCACAAGCGGAGCCGGCGCTAAAGGCGGCAACGGCTTCGTCTATATCGTAACCTATACCTGACCCATGCCCTACATCGACCAAAACGGACTGACCTGGACGCGATCGGATGACGGCCTGTCCATCTCCTGCGAAGACGGCCGCGTTGTCCAAGGCAACGCCGAGATGACCGACGAGTACCTCGTCAGCGTGGCCTACATTGAAGCGACTCCCGCCAAGACCGACGCCGACCGCATCGCCGAGCTCGAGGCCCAACTGGCCGCCCTTCTTTCCAAACTCTCCTGACTATGCTCCTCATCATCTCCCACACCCTCTGCCTTCTGGGCGGCTTCGTCGCCGGCCTGCTCCTGTACCGCAACAACGTCGCGAAGCTGCAGGCCAAGGAGTCCGAGACCCGCAAGCTGCTCGACGCCCTCAAGGGCAAGTGACCATTTTACGATGCATCGTATTTTGGTCATGACCCTGCTGGCCCTCGTGGCCTGCACGCCTGCCCAGGATACGACCGGCACGGGCACGCCCACGGCGGACCTCGGCACGCTAGGCACGCAGATTGACAAGGCCGACCAGCGGGTCGCCGCCGCCGTGACTGTCGCCCGCGAGAACGCCGACAAGCCCGACGTCGTCAGGGCCGAGACCGGGGTGGCGCTGGCCTACCTCCCCAAGCCCGACAGCGTGGCGGTGGATTACGTCCGGGCACGGGTTGCCCGTAACAACCCCGAGGAATACAAGCGGGCCGAGGACGCTGGCCGCAAGCTGCTGGCCGTCATCGACGCCAACTTCGCCAAGGCCGAGCAGGATGCCCTCAAGAACAAGGCCGCCCTGGACAACGCCAACAAGCAGATCACGGCGCTCAAGGCCGAGGTCGAACAGGTCCGCACGGAGGGAGTCCGCAACGCCTTCGCCGTGGCCGCCGGCATCTGCTTCCTCGCGGCGCTGGCCATGGCCCTCCTCGGGCAGTACCTCCGGGCGGGTGCGGCCTTCCTGATCGGCGGCGCCATCGGCTCCCTGCCCTTCGTCTTCAACTCCCCCTACTTCCTGCCCGCGGTCGGGCTGCTCGTCGTCGTCGGCATCGCCTTCGGCTGGCTTCAGTTCCGTAAACCTCCCTGCCCCGATGCCGCGCAAGAAAGCAAAGAAGGTTAAGGTCGTCTTCCGCCCGCTGGGCCGGGAACGTGCGTGGGGTCAGGCGACCATTGACCCCAAGCGTCCGCTCATCGAGGTCGACCCTCGGCTGTCCCCGCCCCGTGAACTCGAGGTGCTTTGCCACGAGGCGCTGCACATCGCCTTCCCCGAGATGACCGAGAAGGAGGTCGACCGGGCGGGCAAGGTCGTGAGCCGAGTCCTTTGGTCGCAGAACTATCGCCGCGTCGTGCAAGGGAAACATACGACACCCGTCCGCATCTCCGAATGAGCGCCAGCCCCGTCAACCCCGAGGACATCCCGCCCGAGCTCAAGGACGGCGTCGTGGCGTCCATCCTGGGCGGCTTGGCGATGACGGCCCGCCTTCTCCTGTCGACCGAGCCCGTGACCGTGGGGTGGGTCATCCGCCGGGTCTTCGCCGCGGCGATCACGGCGGCCTTGGTCGGGTACGGCGTGCAAGACCATATCCAAAGCACGGGCCTCCGCATGGCGGCGGTCGGGGCGGCTGGCTACGCGGCCCCCGAGTGTCTTGACTACCTTCTGAAATACATCAAGGCCAAGGGCGAGGCCGAGGTCGCCAAGGTCACGAAAGGAGCGAAACGTGCCACCGGGAAAGCAAAGCCTAAGCGCCGATAAGAACCTCCTGCTTGCGGTCTGCGGGCTGGTGCTCGCGGCCTTCGTGGCGGCGGCGGCGTCCGCTTGGATTTGCGACTTTGTCCTGCGGTCGTTCCAGGACAGTCAGGCGATGGTGCTTCTGATAACCGATGCGGGCACCAAGTCCGATGACAAGAACCTTGAGCGGAACCTGAGCGCGGCGACGATGGCGCTGAAGGCCTGCCGCGACCTAGGCTGGGCCTTGTCGGTCGGGTGCCTAGGGGTGGGGGTGGCGGTCTTCCTGCGTCTAAGGAAAGAAAACGCCTCCTAGGGCCAGCCAGAGGGGTCTAATGGGGTAGGGCGTGGGCTGGTTAGGGTTTCCAAACGGGGGCTCGGAAAGGGGTATTTGGAAACTTTAGTCAAAAGGCTTGACGGAATAAAACGGCAACCCTAGGGTCGGGACGTTCCAACCAACACCATGAAACTCCTCACCCTCCTCGCCCTCGGCCTCCTGCTGGCGGCTGTCATCTTCTTCCTCGCCGACGGCCCCGGCCTTCTCGAGATCATCGATAACCCCAAGTTCTAATCTCCCACCCACCCAACACCATGCCCAAAACCCTAGCAACCCAGTCAATCATCACCATCAACGCCCGCCCGTTGACGCTCTGCCGCCCCGTCCGCCCGGACTTTGCCCAGCGCCTCGTCGAGCAGCATCCCCGCCTCGTGGCCCTCAACGCCGCGGGCAAGTCCCAGAAGGACGCCGCCGATGCCCTCGGCATCTCCGTCCCGCTCCTCCGCAACTGGCTGGAACTTCTCGGCATCAAGTGGACGAACGTCCAGCCCCGGGCCCCCTACTCCCTCCGCTGATGCCCGACCCAGCCTCCCATCATCCGGCCATGTTCACCATCAAAGGAAACACCCTGCCCCGCCTCTGGTGGCTGTCGCCCTGGTCGACGGCCCGGACGCTGTCCAGCATCGTCGCGGCGCTGAAGACCCAGAACGACCGCCTCGACCTCGCCCTGCGCAACGCCGAGGCCAGCCGCCTCCATTGGGTCGCCAAGGCCGAGCGGGCCCACGCCGTCGCCCTGCACAACGAGCGCGTGATCCGCGAGATGGAGGAGCGTCCCCGTGGCTAAGTTCATCCCGGTCGAGCCCGAGAAGTGGGCCGAGATGGTCAAGGCTTGGGCCGAGAACGTGCGGCTGGAGACGGAGAACGCCCAACTCCAGACGGAGCTCGCCCACCTCAAGGCCGAGGTCGAAAACTCAAAACGCATCAATACCGAGTTGCTTGCCTTGTCCAATCGGCAGGCCAGCACCATCCGAAGTCTGACCAAGGCCGGGGATGAAATGCACGAACAGGCTACCAACACGTTCCAGCCCCACAGCCTACGATTGGCGATGGAGGCGTGGAACGCCGCCAAGAAGGGAGGCCAGCCGTGAGCGACGTCGGTCACTTCCGCCACCTCCCCGCCTTCGCGGCCCTCTCCGGCGAGGTCTACCACATCAACGAGCGCATCATCACCGGCGACTACGCCAGGGCCAAGTTCGCCCTGCCCCACGTCGAGCGCCTCATCCGCGACTACTCCGTGCTCATGACGACCGACGGCGCCGACGAGATCAGCATCAAGCCCTACGTCGGGGCCGGTGACTGCATCGGCCTGACCTTCTCCTACCGCATCGCCGAGGTCACCATCGAGGGCTCCTTCATCCCCCGCCGCCCGTGAAGCATATGCGGTTCCTATCCGTCTGCTCTGGCATGGAGGCAGCGTCCATCGCGTGGGAGCCGCTTGGCTGGAAGGCCGTCGGCTTCTGCGAAATCGACCCCTTCGCCTCCGCCGTCCTAGCTCACCGCTTTCCCAACACCCCCAACTATGGCGACCTCACCAAATACAAACAATGGCCCCTTGAACCAGGAACAATTGATGTTCTCATTGGGGGCCCTCCCTGCCAAGCCTTCAGCGTCGCCGGACTCCGCAAAGGACTCGCCGACCCTCGCGGCAACCTCACCCTCACCTATCTTGGACTTGTTGACCACCTTCGACCCGAGTGGGTCGTTTATGAAAACGTGCCGGGTCTCCTGTCGGTGGACGGAGGACGCACCTTCGGAACCTTCCTCCACGCCTTGGGGCAACTCGGGTATGGGTGGGCCTACCGAGTCTTGGACGCTCAACACGTCGGAGAGTGTCGGCTGCACCCACATCGACGCGGCTGGTCAGCCGTGCCCCAACGCCGCCGGCGGATCTTTGTCGTCGCTCGCCGAGGTGCTGGAGGCTGGGCCTCTGCCGCCGAGGTTCTATCTCTCCGCGAAGGCGTGCAGCGGCATCTTGCGGCGGGCGGGAAAAAGAGGCAAGGCGTTGCCCCCGATGCTGGAGGCGGCGCTGAAGAAAACCTCCGAGCAGTAGCCTTCCGCAAGGCCAAGCGGGCGCAGTCCACGACCGACAACGACCCCCTGGCTGTCCACGCCATCTCCTTCCAGCCCGGAAACCTCTGCCGACAAGCCGGCGCTGACCCTTCGACCACCACCTTCCCGACCCTCAAATGCGACGCGGGCGACCAAGCCCCCCACGTGGCCCATCCTGTCGTCCCCCTCGATGGCATGAACCTACTCTCCCGCCTCGGTGAATGCGGCGAGGAGCATTCCATGCAGGACTTCAACCCCGCCGACCCCTCCTTCACCCTGCGACGCGGAGGAGTGCAGCATGGCGTCCTGACCCCGATGGCGGTTCGTCGTCTTACTCCAAACGAATGCCTCCGGCTCCAAGGCTTCCCCGATGGCTGGACGAACATCCCTTGGAAGGGCAAGCCCGAGGGCCAAGCCCCCGACGGCCCGCAGTATAAATGCGCCGGCAACTCCTTCGCCGTCCCGGTCGTCCGCTGGATCGGCACCCGAATAGCCGCCCAACAATGAGCCCAGTCCCCCTCGTCGCCCTGCTCCTGCTCGGTTGCGCTGCCAACGCCCAGTCTGACGCCCGCATCCTCGACGCGATCGGTCAGGTCGAGGGCGGCGAGCGCCTCCAGCGTGGCGACGGCGGGGCGGCCCTCGGGCTCTACCAAATGCACCCCGAGGCTTGGGCCGACGGCAACGCGCAGCTTCTCCGCGAAGGCCGACCGACCTTCCCCCGCTGGCAATGGCGTTCCCCGCTCGCCCAGGACATGGTCGCCCTTGCCTATCTGCGGGCCCTCAGAGGCCGTTTGACCGCCCGGGGCATACCTAACCCTTCCCCCGAGTGTCTGGCCCTCTGCTGGAACCTCGGCTTCACCGGCGCCGCGAGCATCGGCTTTCGCCTGTCGAACGCTCCGCCCGCCCGGGCATCGTACGCCGTCCGCGTCGGCAATCTAGTCCGCCGCTAGTTTATTTCTGGCAAGGAGTTTGCACGGGCACAAGGGTCTTGCCGTGGCCCTCATCGTAGCAATCGACCCAGGCGTGAACGGCGGGCTCGCCCTATTGGATCGGGACGGGCTCGTCACGGTGCAGAAGATGCCGGGGACTGACTTCGAGGTTGTTTCCTTCCTCGTCGAGGTCTCCAACACCGCGAAGGAAATCGACTGCTACCTTGAGGAGCCGCCCCTTTTCGCGGGCAAGAACATCCCGGGCTCCGCCATCGGCAAACTGATGTGGAACACCGGCGTCCTCTACGGCGCCGCCGTGACCCTCGGCTGGAAGATGCACCGCGTCCGCCCCGCCATCTGGCAGAAGGCGCACACGTGCGGCACGAAGGGCGACCTGACCACGACCGCGTGGAAGAACAAACTCAAGGCCCGGGCCGCTGAGCTCTTTCCCACCGTCGACGTCACCCTCTGGAACGCCGACGCCCTCCTCATCCTGGACGCCGCCCGCCGCGGCGCCATCAACTGACTTTCTCCCCCTAATGAAACAACGCATTCCTGCTAACGAACAAACGACGAAGCACCTCGTCGTCCCGCCCATCCCCGTCCCGGGCACCTCGTACGTCATCCTGCCCGACAACCGCTTGGCCCGCCTCCTCAAGGTCTCCGTCTACAACGGCAAGGAGTACTACAACCCGATCATCAACGGCGACCTCCAGCGCATCGCCCGCGACGAACTGATGACCCTCGTCGAAAAGCCCAAGGCCGACTGACTTAAAGGCAAACGCCGCCCAATCTAAACCCATGAGCACCCCCCACAGCCCCAACGCCGACCTCGTCAATTTCCTGAACGACGTCGGCAACGTCCACGCCGACCGCGTCAACCCGGCCTTCAAGTCCCGCTACGCCTCGCTCGCCGAGGTGCTCGAGACCGTCAAGGCCGTCGCCGCCAAGCACCGCCTCGCCATCGTCCAGACCCTCGACAGCGAGGAGGGCAAGGTCACCGTCTTTACCGCCTTCCGCCATATTGACGGCACGACCTTCCCATCGGGCCGCCTGTCCGTTAAGGCCGAAGGGCTTACCCCGCAGCAGATCGGCAGCGCCATCACCTACCTCCGCCGCCAATCCATCCAGACCGCTTGCGGCATCGCCACCGACCTCGACGACGACGGCGCCTCCTCCTCCAAGCCGACCGCCTTCTCGGCACCGGCCTCTTCCCAACCGGGCGTCCGCCCCCTGACCAAGTGAAGCCCGAGTTCCTATTCGCCTTCCTGCTCGGCATAATCTTCGCCCTGACCCTCGTCGAGCTGCTCATCTGGTGCGTCCAGCATCTCCGCATCGTCCCGTGAAGCCCGTTAAGAAGCCCATCCTCGTGCCCTCGGGCGTCGTCAAGGCCGCCGCCTCCGCTGGCTACCCGTTCGTCCTGCTCCTCCTGCTCGACGGCATCCCATACGCCGAGGTCTTCGCCAAGTCCCGCAAGGTCTTCGACGCGAACCTCGCCGACTGGAAGCGCAACACCCTCCCGAGCCTCGCCCGGTCGAACGTGCGCTTCTTCTTCACCGATGGGAAGACCATCACCGAGGTCTCTTTTTAACATGACGAACCACGACTATATCCGAGGCCTCCTCATGCAGTCCTCCGATGCCCTGGGCAAGTTGTCCGACCGCGCCGCCCGGGCCGAGACGATCAGCGACTACACCCGGGTCAGCCAATGCGCCGACCTCGCCCGCGAGGAGATTGACCGCCTCAACCCCGACACCCTCGCCGAGGCCTACGACGTGAAGGCCTATTACGACCGGGCCCATGCCGCCGTCGTCTCCCTGCGCTGCCTCCGTAATCAGCTCGAGGAATGCGAGCGCCTCGCCGAGGAGGCCCTGCAACACGCCAAGGCCGTGACCTTCGCCCTCGAGGACAGCACCGCCGAGGACGACGCCCTCTAACCTTTCCCACTAATACCCATGCAACACATCCCCCCCCACATCATCCCCCACCGCGTCCAATACGATTGCCTCGAGGCGCTTAACTACAGCGGCTCGAAGGAAATCTTGAAGTCCGGGGCCCACTACCAGCAGTACATCACGGCCGACCGCGAGGCGACCAAGGCCCTCCGCGTCGGCTCCTACGTCCACGCCCTCGTCCTGGACAAGCCGAAGGCCGAGACCGCCTTCGCCATCGCCCCCGTCGTCGACCGCCGCACGAAGGACGGCAAGGCCGCCTACGAGGCCTTCACCTCCGCCCTCCAGCCCGGGACGACCGTCCTGAGCGCCGACGAGGCGGACGAGTCCATCAAGATCGCGGCGGCTGCGCTCGGTTGCATTGACCGGCACGGCTTCAAGTTTAAGGCGACCGAGTTCATGTTCATGACGACCTTCATGGATGCCAACATCAAGGCCGCCATCGACGCGGTCGGCGCCGACGGCTACATCTACGACCTCAAGACGTGCGAGGACGCCTCCCCCGCTGGCTTCCTCAAGGCCGTTCGCGCCTACCGCTACAACCTCCAGGCTAACTTCTACAAGGCCGCCTATACCGCGGGCTTCAAGGAGCACGTCCAAGGCTTCCGTTTCATCTGCGTCGAGAAGGAAACCCTCCAGACCGCCGTCTACGAGCTAGGCCCCGACCTGATGGCCTACGGATACAGCGACTTCATCAAGGCCGTCGAGACCTATAAGGCCTGCCTCGCGTCGAACGACTGGCCCGGCTATTCCCAGGAGATCCAGACGCTCGACCTCAACAAGGCGCCGACCGACGCCCCCGCCCCCATCACCTTCGCCTAATACCAACATGACCCAACCCGCAAACGACCGCCCCCCGCTGAAGACCATCGAGCAGTCCGGCAATTACCGCCTGAAACTCATCGCCCCCAAGTTCGAAAAGGTAAAGACGTGGGAGGACGGCACCGTGTCCGCCCGCATCTTCTTCGTCGACGTCGAAGGCAACTGCCTGTCGAAGAACTACTCGGCCAAGTACGGCAAGGCCCTCGCCATGCTCGTCGGCAAGTTCTCCGGCAAGTACACCGCCGAGCTGCGCCTCGACGCCACCCCCGCCGAGTTCCTGGAGTACCTCAAGCCCGCCGCAGGCCAGACCATCGACGTCGCCGTGACCGTCGAGCCCAACGGCGAATGGCAGGGCAAGCCGCAGTTCAAATACAAACTCGGCTTCGCCAAGGGCGCCACGAAGGCCACCCCCGCCCCCGACTCCAACATGGAGGCCCCGCCGTTCTAATGAACAGGGACTTCATCGCCGAGGCCCGCAAGGGCGACCAGCAGACCCGCACCCTGATCTGCCTCGAGGCCCTCCGCACCGACCCGACCGTCAAGCACCGGCACCTCCGCAAGGCGCTGAACGTCTCGGGCCGTCAGTTCCGCAAGGCGCTGCGCCTCTCCCGCGTCCTCAACCAATACGACGCCACCGCCAAATGAGCATCCAAGAAGGCCGCCCCACCCTCGTCCTGATCGCGGGCTTCTCCAGGGCCGGGAAGGATACCCTCGCCAACGGGCTCCTTGAATGGTCTGAGCGCCGCGCGTCGAAGGTCAACTTCGCCGACCCCCTCAAGGAGTGCGCCAACGCCATGCTCTCGTATCTGCACCTCGAGGGCGACTTCTTTAACGAGGAGTTCAAGGTCAAGCACCGCGACTTCCTCGTCTCGACCGGGAAGTTCGCCCGCTCGCTGAACGAGGACGTCTTCGCCGAGCACCTCGCACGCTACCTCCCGTTCTTCTCCGCCGATGGCCTCCCGCACGAGACCGTCGTCTGCTCGGATTGGCGCTACCTGAACGAGTACAAGGTCGTCAGCCGCATCATGGACGAATACAATTGGAACCTACGCACCGTCCACATCTCCACCGCTGGCATCCTCCCAGCCAACGACGAGGAGGCCTGGTCGCTGATGGATCTTCGGGCCGAGGTCGACTTCGACGTAGAGCTCTGCTTCAAGCCGAACAGCCGTAACGACATTATGGCGGAGGGGCGCCGCATGGCCCGCGCATGGAAACTCTGACCAGAGAACAAGCCGCTTGGGCCGTCGGCATGGGGCTGACCATCAAGCGGGCCGCTTGGCTGCTCCAATGCCCCAAGCATACGATGGGCCGCCTCCGCGAGGAGAAGCCCTTCGAGAAGCCGACGAACCCCGACTGCTACCTGTCCCGCATCAATGGCGTCCTCTACTTCCGCATCAACCGCCGCCGCGTCGCCCTATGGGAACGAGCGCCCCAGGACATCGCCGAAGCCCGGGCATACCGCGACAGCCGCCTCGTCGAGCTCGGGCTGATGAAGGGAGCCGCGTCGTGAGTTATTACGAAAGCCGCATCAAAGCCCTAGAAGCCCGCATTGAAGAGATGGCGCAGCTAGAACGCATGAAAGCCGTTAAGGTCGAGGCGCAACTGATGATTACCATCAGCGAACTACAGGTCGAGAACGCCCGCCTCAAAGCCGATGTCGAACGGCTGACCAAGGCGGAGGATAAGATGATTGAGGTAACTTACATCAAGGGCGTGGCTGGTGTTGATAGGAAGGGAGGCAAGGCGTGAGCGAGCCCACCCGCTTCGTCTTCGCGTCCGATAACCACGGCGAACTCGGGTCCACCGACGCCCTGGCCGCCCTCTACGCCTACTGCAAGGACTTCAAGCCCCACGTCCGCATCGCCGGGGGCGATCACTACGACTGCGCCGCCCTCCGCAAAGGGGCCATGCAAGAGATGGAGGGCGTCCGCTCCCTCAAGGACGACTTCGACGCGGGCAAGGACTTCTTCGCCAAGTTCCGGCCGACCCACACCCTCTGGGGTAATCACGAGTACCGGCTCGAGCACCTGGCACGTTCCCACGCCTCCTCCGTCGTCCGCGACTTCTGCGCTGACCGCTTCTCCGAGATTAACCGCCACGCCCGCCAATGCGGCTCCAAGGTAATCGTCCCTTATCGTCGTGACAAGCCCGTCCGCATCGGCCCTATCACCGCGCATCACGGCATCGGCTCCGACCTTACCAAGATGGGCATGTTCTACTGCCAAGAGGGTGGCCTGTTCGTCTGCGGCCACGGCCACACCGGGCAACAGGTCAACCTCCCCAAGTTGGGACGCGGCGCCGCCTACATGGCCCCAGCCCTGGCGCAACTCGACCTGCTGGAATACAGCGAGAACACCCTGTCGGCCGCAAAGCATAACAACGGCTTCATCGCTGGCTGGTACAAAGGCAACGAGTGGAAGGCATGGATTATCCACCGCCTAGGCGACGGCAAGTGGTACTGGCAGACTGACATCAAGACCTTCACCCCGAAAACCAAATGAGCCAAGGCAACAGCGTGCTGGCCTCCCACCGCGTCAACGACGCCATCCTGAAGGCCATCGTCTCGGAGATCCAGAAGACAGCCGAGCAGCCCCCGCCAGGCTTCCACCCGCTCGACTACTGGGAGAAGCGCTGGAAGTGCAAACGCTCCTGCGTCAAACGCTACCTCGCCGAGGGCGTCAAGGCGGGCATCCTGGAGCGCATCGAGCTCCGCCGCTACACCGGCAAATACGTCCGCCGCGCCCCCTACTACGGCCCTGCCCGTAAGGCCCCCAAAAAGCAAAGGTCTTGACGCAAGGCATGGGGGCGGGCATGACCCCCTTCCCCCACATGAACCTTCAAACCAACTCCGACGTCGAGCGGTTCCTCCTCGGCGCCGTCATCCGCGACAATCGGCCACTACCGCCGAACCTCGCCCCAGAGGACTTCGGCGAGCCTTGGCTGCAGGACATCGCCTACGCCGTCAACGCCCTCAAAGTCGACGGCACCGATCTCGACGAACTGACCGTCATCGACGCCCTGACCAAGGCCGGGTCGCCCGTCACCCGCGAGGCCGTCAACGGGCTGACCAACGACGTCGGGTTCTCCGCCTACAACGCCGCATGGGCCGAACAGGTCGCCAGCGCCGCGTCCCTGCGTAGAATAGCCGCCCTTAATCTACGCATCGCCAAGGCCGTCGCCGACCCGGGCACCGACCCAGCCGCCCTCGCCGCCTACGCCGAGCAGCAACTTAAGGCCCTCGCTGGCAAACCCAAGGAGGCCATTGAGGACAAGACGACCGAGTACTTTGACCTCGACGCCATGCTCAACTTCGACCCAGCCGCCGACCCGACCGTGCTCATCGGCGCCGAACGTCGCTGGATTTGCCAAGGCTACCCTTTCCAGATTGTCGGCTTCTCGGGCACGGGCAAGTCATCCCTCGCCGTCCACCTCGCCGTCCATTGGGCCCTGGGCAAGTCCCCCTTCGGCCTTAAGCCCGTTCGTGCGCTGAAGGTGCTCGTCGTCCAGGGTGAGAACGATATCGGCGACGCCAGCGAGTCCCTGATGGGGGCGACCGAGAAGCTAATCGAACCCGAGAAGGCCCTCCTCCGCCAAAATCTTATCTTCGTGCGCCAGTCCACCAAGGTCGGCTTCGAGTTCGTGGCCTACCTCGGCGACATGATCCGCAAGCACGGCATCGACCTCGTCATCGTCGACCCGCTGCTTTCCTATGCGGGCTTCGACATCGCCGACCAAGCGGCCACCTCCGCCTTCCTCCGCGGCCCGGGCGGCGTCCATGAGATGCTCCAGCAGACCAAGGCGGCTCTGCTCTATATGCATCACACGACCAAGCCCAAGTCCGCCGACGACCTGGACACGATGACCCCCCAGCAACTCGCCTACCTCGGTGCCGGTTGCGCCGAGTGGGTTAACTTCGCCCGCGACTCGGGCTTCCTGTTCCGAACCGCCGCCACCGCCAACGGTCGACCCGTCTACAAGTTTGGCTTCTCCAAGCGCCAGTTCCGGGCAGGCCTCCAGAACGCCCTAGGTCAGCCCGCCTTCTCCGGGCACGTCCTCCTCCAGCACGCCGAGGGCGGTCGAGTCCGTTGGGAGTACGCCGCCACGACCGAGGACGCCAAGCCAGAGGCCAATTCCAGCCCCGCCAAGGGGTCGCCAAGGCGTTTTGCCTGATAGGGGGCTACCACCCCCGCCTCAACACCCCATACCCGCCTTAAATCGCCTTCCCTTACCCTGTGACACTCCTACTGACATTCCTACTGACACTCCGTCCCTCTCATCCTGAGAGAGGTAGGTTACTCCCCCTACGCTCACTAGGGTTCGCTAGGGTCGCAACCTTGGCCCACCCCCAAGCCGTCCAGCGCTAACCATGCCGAGCAGAAAACGCACCCCGCTAGGCCGACAGGCCGCCGTCCTCGCGAAACTCCAGATGACCCGATGGCGTCAAAAGGCTTGGAGGGATAAGCCCGAAGTGATGGAGGCTATCCGTCAACGGGCCACCGCCCGAGCCAAGGAGGTCAAGGATGACCAGATCAGGCTCCTCCGCCTCTACATCGCCGACCTACCCGACCGCATGACCGGCCCCGAGCTCGACGACCTCCTGGTCAGGGAATACGCCGAACAGCGCAAGGTTACGAAGGCCTCCTTCTTCCGACGCGTCAAGCGGCACGCCCTACTCGCCTACGACGCAACCACCGGGCATTGGCAAAACCTTTGCAGGGTTGCACCGCCAGCAAATCCCTTGAACCTATGACCCGTGTCCAGGCATCAACTGAACGACCTCTCGGCTCCCCGCGCCGATGCTCGCTCCTTCGACCGCTGGTTCTATTCCCTGCCCAAGCGGCAGCAGGAGCAACTGCGAGATGCGAACGTCTTGCCTTACCGCGAGATGGTGCAACCTCGCCACGTCTTCGAGGTGAACCCCAATCATCAGGCATGGGCGACCAAGCCCGAGGAGCCCCGCGTCGAGACCGATGCGTTCATCTCCCGCGAGCACGTCGGCCTCATGCTCAAGTCCTTCGTGGATGCGCTGGCCTACACCGACAACTTCCGCTTCCGTCGCCACGTCGAGCTAACTCGCTGGGCGCTGGCCTTGCCCGGTTGTCTTTCGGCGCCTGTCATCGCAAAGATGTATGGCATCACCAAGCAAGCGCTGCACAAGCGGGCCGCCGCGATCCGCAACGCCTTGCCCGTCGGCGACGCCGCAAGGTTCAAACCGAGCAAGCGATGAAAACAGGGCAACCCCCCCCTCTAAGGGAGTCTTCTAACCCCCCCCGGTCTCACGCGTGGCTG